ATTGGATATGGTGCTTTATCCGTTGATACAACAGGGGATAACAATACTGCTTTAGGGTATAATGCTCTTGCAACTAACGTAGATGGAGATAGAAACACAGCGGTAGGTTCAGGCGCACTTCAAACAATGGAACCATCAGCAGGTGATACTTACAACACAGCATTTGGTTTTTCAGCAGGTGGCGCAGTCACCACAGGCACAAACAACACCCTTATTGGTGGTCTTGCAGGTGATGCTTTAACAACTGGTAGTCTTAATACTGCTATAGGTAAAACTGCTTTAGGTTCTGACACACAGGGCAGCAGATCTATTGCGGTTGGTAGATACGCTTTAGGAACACAAAACTTTACAACAGCTACAGATTCTTACAATGTAGCAGTGGGATATTCGGCAGGTGGAGCAATAACCACAGGTAGAATGAACATACTTTACGGTGGAGAAGCTGGTGATGCGTTAAATACTGGAAATAGTAATGTAGCTATGGGCCATCAGGCTTTAAGTACTGACTCAAAAGGTGATAATAGTGTCGCGATAGGCGATCAAGCATTAAAGACTCAAAACTTTGCAACCTCTACTGATTCTTACAATGTAGCTGTAGGCGCTAACGCGATGGCATCCCTCACCACAGGCACAAACAATACCTTTGTTGGTGGATTAGCAGGTGATGCTTTTACAGATGCTGATTTTAATGTTGGTATGGGTAAAAATGCTTTAGGCTCTGACACGCTAGGAAGTAAGTCAACTGCAATAGGTACTTTTGCTTTAGAAACTCAAAACTTTACAACTGCTACAGATGCGTTAAACACTGCCGTGGGGTATTACGCAGGTCTATCAGTAACCACAGGCGTTCAAAATACTATTATGGGTGCACATGCTGGTGATGCATTAACCACAGGTGGTGGTAGCGTAGCACTAGGGTATGAAGCATTAAGTGGTGAAGATACTGGTTGGTACAATGTTGCAATAGGAGCAGGAGCTTTAAAAGTACAAAACCATCATGCAAATAATTACAATGTAGCTGTAGGATACAATGCAGGTGTAGCAGTAAGCACAGGCGTTCAGAACACTCTTATCGGCGCTCTTGCAGGTGATGCACTTACTGATGCTGACTATAATATAGCAATAGGTATGCAAGCCTTATCATCAGACACATTAGGAAGTAGATCCATTGCTATTGGAGCAGGTGCTTTAGAAATTCAAAACTTTACTACAGCTACAGACACTTACAACGTAGCTATAGGATACAGTGCTGGTGTAGCAGTAACCACAGGCATTCAAAATACTATGGTGGGTGGTCTAACAGGTGATGCAATAACCTCAGGCGGTGCTAATGTAGCAATCG